GAGAGAATTGCAGAGAAATTATTGTTTTTATCGATTGATAAATTTGATATTATTTTTTCTTGGAGAAGATAGTTTAAAAATTTTTTTTTTTCATTTGTTATTTTTCTGTTTAAATGAAATTTTATAACAAATTGGTGAAGATATTTTACCATAAAATTAAAAAATATTTTAATTTTATCATTTAATTATTTATTTTTTGGTTGTGATTAATAACAAACAAAATATGGTCGTATTGATTTTTTAAGTTTCTTAAGTCATAAATTTAATATACCAATCTATTTAATATCTTGGACATCTTCAATAATTAAAAATTCTCTTTTCTTTATATTATTGGTATAGATTAAGAAATAAATACAAATTATCTTTGGGACATTATATTAGTTGTAAATATTATAAAATTTGTTCAAATAAATATATAATTATATTTAAACGAGTATGTCAGTAATAAATCCATTTGAATTGTTGGGAGTAGATATAGAGTCAACAAGAGAAGAAGTAAGAAAAGTTTTTAAAGAATTGGCATTATTATGTCATCCTGATAAGGGAGGTAATCCAGAACAGATGAAATTATTGCATAATGCTTATTTGTATGTTTTGGAACAGATTGAATTTCAGGAGCATGGTCGAACAATGGAGGATGAAGAGGAGAAATTTAAAAAATTTTTGGAAGAGCAGAAAGATGGTAAAATACCAAGTATTTTTGAGATTATGACTGATGAAGCCAATAAGAAATTTAATGAAATGTGGGATGAAAATAATGGTGAAAAATACGAGATGTGTTATCCCTCCAATTATGAGCAAAAAATGAAAGAAGAACCAGAGGTTTTTACCACACAAATTATTGAATATAAAGAACCAAAAACTATTGTTGAGGTTGGTTTTAGTTCAATTATGGATTTTACTGTTAATCCGGTAAAAGATTTTTCGGATTATAATAGTGGTGGTTATGATTATGTTTTGGCGCATTCAGTAGAGGAATTGAAGATGGAAAAGGAAGAGTTGGATACAATGACTGAATACGAAAAAATGTTAAAATTAAGAGAGGAACAGGATAAAATGATTGGTGAAAAAAAAATATCTGTAAAATTATTGGATGAATTGAAAATTAAATAAATTTCTTATATATTTTAATGAATAATGTTGCTAATAATTTGGGGAATGCTGGGAGAAGTAATGTTGCCAATAATTTGAAGAATGCTGGGAGAAGTTTAGTTAGGGGTTTATCAGGAGTTGTAAAGACTGGAGCAAAAGCGGTAGAGGTGGCTGCAAATTTGTCTTCAAATGTTGTAAATACATCTGGGAGAATAGGGAAAGCTGGAATAAAGGCAACTGGAACAATTGGAGAAGAGGCATTTGCTGTTAGTGAGAGTGTTGCGAGGGGATCAAGAATTATGGCTAATTCGGTAGTTGGTATGAGTTCAAAAGTTGTTTCATCTGCAGCGAATGAAGTTGCTGAAAATGCGAATGCTACTTTGAGAGCGAGTGGGAAGGTTTACAGGTCATTGGCGGAACAATCGGCTGAATTAGCTAGTTCTGCGATAAAGGCGTCAACTGCTGGTTTGGTTGGGATAATGGATTTAATGGGGGAGAAGGAGAGGAGTTGAGCAGAGGGTAAGAGGCGTGCGGAGGTGAATACAAGAGGAATTTATGTGGAGGAGAAAGTTAGAAAACAATTTAATGAGGAGATGGTTAGAACGCTGACGGAATTAACTATTGGAGTAGTTGCAGCGATTAATACTTATATGATTGTTTTAAGTGAGATAAGGCATTTGATATTTATGGAGAAGAATATTGCGCATATTTGGATGAATGAGAGTGGTCGACGTTATTATATGTCATTGAAGAGAAGGACTAAGAATGCCGATTTGGTGGAAGAGAAGGTGAGGGAAATTTGGGAAGATGCTAAAATGGAGAGGGATAGTTATGAAAAGGAGTTGAAGAGATTTATTACTGTTTTTTCAAGTAAATTTAACAGATTAATGATTGGAAAAATGAATGCTAATAAGATGGAGATGTTTGTTGACTTTTTGGAAGATGCGGTAGACTATATTGCAGAATTATATGATCGAATTGAAGAGAGTTATGATGATTTGGAGGAGGAAATGGAAGATTTGCATGGGGAGATGAATTTTGAGGAAATTATAGAGGATTTAAATAATTAGATTAACGGCAGTAGGATTTGTAGAAGTGGAGATAAAGGAAGTAAAATGGGCCGAAGAAGATTGCGAGGACTAATCCGACGACTTTATCGAGTGCACTTCCAGATTTGGAGAAGCAGAAGAGGGAATAAATGAATGCAATTACTCCGATGATAACCCAGACAATGGTAAAAAGGGTAATTGCTAAACTGGTTCCAAAAACAACTTGGCGTTTTTCGCTGTCTCTACTCATTATATTTATAATATAAAATAATTTCAGATTAAAAAATTATTATAATTTCAGATTAAAAAATTATTATTTTTATTTAAATGCTGAATTTTCAGCTTGTATTTTCAGGATTTAAAGTAAATTATTTTAAATAGTGAATTTTTATGGTAATTTTCAGGGGTTAAAGTGTGTTTAAATTAAAATCTTATTTTGCTGGAATATAATATGGAAATAAGGGATTGTGAAAGATTAAGTGGAAAAGGTTTATATTCAACAAAAAATTATAATGTGGGAGAAATAATTTTTATTTTAGAAGGAGAAATATTTGATTATCCTACAAAACATACAATTCATATTGGTGACAATAAACATATAATTGATAAATTTGGTTTTTATATGAATCATTCTTTTAATCCTACAACTAGAATAGATGGAAAAAATGTTGTAGCTTTGGTAGATATAAAGGAAGGGGATGAAATAAATTTTAATTATAATGATTCAGAATTAAATATGGCAACTCCATTTTATGATAATGGAGTGTATGTTTCCGGTAATAATTCTAATTTATAGTTATATTATATTTTGGGGATAGGGTGTTGATAAGTTGGATGAGGGAGATATTTTTACGAAGAAGTAAGATACCATTTCGGTTATAGTTAGTAATTTCAACATAATCATTGATGATATCAAATGATCTGTTGTGTTCTTTTGCGAATTTTATAAGAAAACTCATGAAAAAGACGTGCTCTATGTATGGATTAAAAAGTCCTTCAAAGTAAATTTGTCTGACTTTTTCGAAATGGAGTTCTTCCCATAAATTTTTGGATTTGTTATTGGATTTAACATTTTTAAATCTTTCTATATCTTTGAGATATCTTCGGATACCACTTTCAGCATCAGTGTACTTTACCATTTGTACAAAATAATTTCCAGTTGGATAATTAAATTTACTGCTACCATAATCCCCAATAACTATTACATAACCATAACAAGGTATTTCATATTTTTTTCCATTTATTTCATATATTAAATTTTCATTATTTATTTTTTTAATATAAAGATTAGTAAATTTATTATCAAGCATATTTGATTGATACTTTGAGTGAATTATTGCTATTGCTAAAAAATATTGAATAATAAGATTATTAATTAATTTTTGATCAGTTATTGTTTTAAGGAAGTCTTCGAAGACAAAATCGGAAAAATTACGGACTATAACACCAATATCTTTGGTAACATAGGCACCTTTTATAGTTGGAAAATTATAACAAAGTTTTTCTGTCACTAAATTACTGAGTATCATGCCGATCATTACTTCGTTATAGAATCCTGTGCAGAATTTGACAAATTCATTGTTGATTGGGCAATTAAGATTAATATTTTGAATGATTTTGATGGTGGTATCTTTTCCTATTTTGTAGACGATGCCATTTTTACCTTTACCGAGGAATTTATAGTTGGTTCCGATGAGGTTTGATTCTTTGGCATTAATAAGGAGATTGATTAGTTTGAAAAACTCTTGATTATTAGTAAGATCTTTTACGAAATTTTGAAATTGAAGAGGATTAATTTTATTTCTATTTGTATTCATATTATAATTTAAACATAAAAAAATATTTCTTTTTTTTTCTTAACAATCTTATGAAAAAAAAGATTTTGTAATAATATAATAAAAAATACAGGAGAAATATGATCTCTTTATGATATTTCCTTTGAGGATTCAAAAAAATATTTTTATAGTTATAAAAATGATAAAAATTTACCATCAAATGCATATTTAGATGGAGATATTTTACAAAATTCTTACATGAATAACTCCTATATCGCTTTTACTTTTTAGAAATATATTAAAAAAAATTGAGGAAAATAACTGGAAATTTTTAAACATTAAAGATGGTAAATTTTATTTTATAATATTATTGCTATTTTATCAATAAAAAAATATATTTTAATGAAATTTAATAAGGAAAAATGCATATTTATTTAAATAAACAAATTTTAAAAAAATATTTTGTTGTTAATTATACAATAATTTTTTTAAAATTTGTTTATTTAAATATTTATTAAATTTGGGAAAGTTTCTTCGGGAAAGGATGTGAAAGAACTTAACAATATCTTTTACAATTATGAATACGTTTTTGCAATAAGACCAAAAGACGTATGTGTTTATGAAAATGTAAATCCAATTAACAATATTGTATTTGGTTCTTGGTATTTCCTAAATGATATAAACAAAAATTCACATAAATATGGAAATACCTATAAACTTCCAGAATAATTTACATCTCCTAGTTCTACAGAACCAAGAAGTTTGTGCAAAGTAACAAATGACCCAACAAAAGTTTTTAAATACTTTCAGGAATATCAAGGTAATCTCAACTATCTTTGGAGAATAAGTGAATTCAAATGTTATCCCTCTTCTTTGTTTATACCTTTTTCATTTGACAAAGACATCCTAAGAATTAGTTCAACTCGGCGTTTTATATTTTAAAAGGTGTAAGAAAATATTAATTATTTTACAATAAATATGATAAAAATTAATAAAAAAATAATTAGTCAAGATACGTAAATTGCATATTTTCCCTAAATAAATAATAAAATATTATCTTTTTTATTGGTATTTATACAATAAAAAAGTTTTGATAAATTTATATAATTAACATTTCTATGAAATTTGTTTTTTATTTTTTCTTGATTTTTTGGAAGATTTTGTCATGAAAGTGTTTTTGGAATAAAGTAAAAAAACATATAAATTTTTATAAATAATTTCCATGACTTCTCTAAAAATATAATTTTATCTATAAATTTTTATTGTTAGTATATCAATTAAAAAGGAAAATTAAAAAATTTTCTTATTGGACCTCATGCTATTTTCTGCATATTTTGTAAAATATGCAGAAAATCAATGATTTTTTATTGGTTCTTTTACAATAAAAATGATGTGTATAATAGGAAATTTATTGAATCCGATGCAAAAATTATAAATATTTTCTTAATTTTTGGGAAGATTTGAATAAAAATAGATTCATGAACAAAAGTTAAATTTCGATCATTTTTTAAAAATTATTTCCATGAGTTTTCAAAATTTACTATATTTTATTAAAATTATTATTGATAAAGTAACAATAAAAAATATGAAAATTTATCATTAAATTTTCAAAATATGCAATTTTATATAAAAAGTATAAAAAAGTAAAAAAAATTATTGATAATAGATCAGAGATTTTAAAAAATATTTTTATAAAATATATTAAATTATGCAAATAAATATCTTGTGATTTTTAGTAATATTTCTTCATGATAGAAATTTTAAAGTAATAAATAAAATAAATAATATAAATAATATAATGTAATATTTAAACCCTTGAAGATTTAAAATGAGACAAAACGGCTTAAAGATAAAATATTATATTATAATAACAATGAATAGTAAGAGGCCTATAATGACTTGTTCGTGCAGTTCCTGCTTTTCTCTTATAAGAAGGGTTTTTAGGTAGGAACAATAAAAGATACACATTAAAACTCATCAGTTGTATTTGACGATGCAACATACTCAAAATTTACATTTTCCTGAAATGGATAAACCTTGAAGAACATCATTTTGTCTCATTTTAAATCTTCAAGGGTGTAAATGAATAATTGCATAATTTTATATATTATTATTCTTAATTTTATTTGCAAATTAACTGTAAATTAACAATAAAATAAAATAGTGAATTAATTTAATTTTTAATTCGATGCAATTTTTTAGAAAAAGAGAAGAAAAAAAATTATCAAATTTTCTCTTCTTTTTTTTGAAAAATAAATTTTGAAAATTATTGTAAAAATAATTATCAATTTATCTCGAAATTTGATAAAAAAAATATTATGATAATTTATTTAATTTATATCATATGATTTATTTTTTTAACATATATTATTGATAAACTTTTTATTTTTAATTTTACTTTGCTTCGCAAAAGTAAAATTTCCCGCGAAATTATTTTTATATTTTATACAATGATTCATTGTAGATTAATTTTATGACTCAAAATAAATTTTACAATCTGCGTTTAAAAGACATTGTAAAATATTTTTAATACCTTATTAATTTGATTGTAAAAATAACAATGAAAATAATTTAGATGATCAATTTAATGATCAATTGAGAAATTGTACACTAAGTATTAATTATATTTTTATTTTATTGTAAATTCTACAATGAAATAATATATATGTAATTGAAAATATTTACAATGTAAAAATATTTAATAAAAATTTTTATCGAATATTTAGAGTTTTTCGTAAAAATTGAAAAATAAAAATATTTAGAAAAAATAAACACTTAAAAAAACAATCAAAAATTATCAAGAAAAAACAAATATTTAGAACAATGAAAAATAAAGATTATTTAGAACGAGAAAATATTAAGAAGAAATTTACAATAATTTACAATCAAAATTTTAATTAAAAAAAAATATTAACAACGAAAAAATTAAATTAAAATCAATTAAAAAATTCAATTAAAATCAATTTAAAAAATTCAATTAAAATCAATTTAAAAAATTCAATTAAAATCAATTTAAAAAATTCAATTAAAATCAATTTAAAAAATTCAATTAAAATCAATTTA